GAGGGGCGGATGCGTTCCAAGGCCGAAGGCAAAGTGTCAGAAACTGACGCATGAGACTCAGTTGTGTTTCGTGATATACCGACAGCTGGAGCCCACAGGCTGTAGGCTTACACAGTAGTCACTTAAAAGCAATGACGCGCTATGTCGTCATGGTCGAGGATCGCTGGGTTACGGCGGTTTACGACTCTGGTAAAGGAATCGGTTTCACCCGATCCAAGGAAGACGCATCCTCGTGGCTCACATACGAGCGAGCTGTCGCTGCGGCGAGAACTGTTGCTCAGTCTTGTAACTGCGATGCTGCTGTGCATTGCGTTGATGAACCCGCCTATCCCCAATCATGGAAGTAGTGCCATTCCAGGAACAGCAGGACCCCGAACTGAGGCTCGGTGAAGGTCGCTCGCGTACCAGCTCAGACAAAGCTCAGCTGTTCGAGCTGAAAATCTGGTTGCCGGGCCAAGGTGCCATGCGAGATCTGGTGCGGGCGGAGTCGCTCCAGCAGGCGATTGAGTTTGCGCAGAATCGGTATCCGAACTGCAAGGTGGAGGTGCCGACGACGGCGGCGAAAAAACCTAAGCTGGCTCGTGCCAAAAATGGGCCGCGTGAAACGGCCCGTAGGCGTCTCAAACTCGTGGAGAAAAGGAATGAGCCAGCAGATCGCTGATTGGGCACGCCAGTCGTGGGGTGAGGTCATCGTCGACCAAAATCGCGCTGACCTCTTGGATAAGCTCTACTTCTGGGATGGGCGGGACAAAAAAGATCACCCACTCCACGCCACCTATACCGGGCTGTATCGCAAGTACACCGCCAACTAGGCGGAATCGCGGTCCATTCCAAACTGATCGGCCAGGTTATCTGCAGCTTCGCGGATAGCCCAGGCCGATTTTGTGCGTTCCAGCTGATGGAGCGTGTTCAGGACAAGGGCGGCTTCGAGGAGGCCGCGATAGTCCTGCTTGTTGAACAAGCCGACTAACCACTGGTCCGTGGCTGCCTTGTGGAAGCTGGACTCGGGGGTGTGTTCGATGGGGCGCATAGCTAGTTCTTGCGGATTCTGAGGAACCAGCCTGTGTCGTTGCCTTCGATGAGCCAGCGAGGCAGCCAGTTCTTTCTGGAGTAGGCGATGCCTGCTCCACCTTTGTTGGTGACGTAACCGCCGTTTACCAAATCGGCCTCTCCAAAAGGATCGTTGTGGATGAAGTGAGTCGGGGTATACCCAACAACAACGCTCCAGTGTCCGCTACCGCTGGGATTTGATACCGGCCCCCGATGGAGCCAGCCGCAGGGAACTGGGTGGCCGTTGGCGATTTCAGTCTCTAGGTCTTCGACTGTGCCGTCCATCTCAAAGGTGGCGGTAAGCCCCAGTGCTTTGAGGGCGGCTATTTGTGCTTTTGGATCAGTTGTATCGCCGAAACGAGCGCGTAGCTTGTTGTACTCGTAATCCCCCGAGATCTTGCCGTAGTAGCGGGCCACCATGGCGCAACTGGAACTGAAGCATTGGCGGTATCCCGTTGCTCCATCGTCCGAGCCAAGCTGGTATTCGTAGGGGACTTTCAGTAGTTTTTGATTGGGTGGTACGACAGGTTTAGCTCCCGCGTGTTGCTCCATCAGCTGGATCAACTTGCCTGGGTAGTTGGGGTCTGTTGCGTAGCCTTCCTTATGCAGCCACTTAGCAGCTTCTTCGCGGTTGGCGGCGTTGTTGCAGCCTTTGTAGTTTTTGTAGTCCTTGTACCAGTGATCGACTAAGTAGATAACGCAGGAGAGCAGGTCTGGAAAGTCGATGAAGCTGTCGGTAATCGTGATCCACTGGCCGTTGATAAATTCTTGTGTTTTCTTGTCGCTTCCGTCGCCTTTAAGGCCGAAAAAGTTGTTTCTGCCAGATACTAATTTGCCGTAATTTGATTCGAGTGCCCATTGGGCAGCTACGAGTTCTGGGAATTTTGCGCCAGCAACTCGGGCGGCTTCGAGGATGCCTTCCCAACTGTTGGGGAACTGGGTTTGTTTGCCGGCAACGCTCCAGGTTTTGAACCAGCCTTGGTCGCGGCCCAAAATATGCGGGTTGGCCTTATTGATGGCTTGTTCCAGCTCGGTGATTGCTGCCATTTGGTGCGGCAGCCCTTGCCGGTAATACCGGAAAAGGTCCAAGAGTCGTATGCGGTTAGTCGCCATAACAATTCCTCTTTGGGCCTGAGCGGATACGACGAGGTGGAGTGGTAAGGGCTCGTTCTATAGACCAGCCTAAGCGGTATAATCTTTGCAAAAGTAAAGATTGTGTTATGTTATACATATCAGCCCACTCAGCTATACAACGCGTCTGACTTTGCCACGTAACAAGAGTGTTTGTAGATGTGTTGCGTGCCTGCTGTTTTTGGGTAGCCCACACGCAATTACCCTTCCAGTAATTTCGGTCGTTGTTCACACGCTCTAGTGATCTACCTTCTGGACAATCACCCATATCAGCGTAAAAATTTTCAAACACAAACCACCGAGGATCTACTTCAATACCCCTGCCGCCGTAACGGTCGTAATGAGGACTTGCCGGGTTGTAGCAGCGCTTAAACAACGAGCGCCAAATTCTGTAGCTGCGGGAGTGCTGACCGCGTTTGGCCTGTCCGTGTGTTGTAGCTCTACCCCTTAAGCATCCGCAGCTTTTTGTCTTCCCGCTCGTTAAAGCTGAGGTGATAACAAAAGTTGTTTTGCCGCAGTCACACAAACATTCCCAACGCGCTTTTCGTAGCTCAATGCGCCGTTTACCTAATACCGTTAAACGGCCAAAACGCCTTCCTTCCAGCTTTAATGGACGCATCTGCCTAAACACCTAGGTGGATCAGAGCCGGAGTGCGGGAACACTGCCGGCTCACCCATTTTACACAAGAAGCATCAAAAAGGCACTATTCTTGGCCGCCTCCGCCATCGGACCAGGGGGCGTGGATGCTCATGGCGCCGCCCAGGAGGCGGCTGTCGCCGGTTTGGAGCTGTTCATCAATTTCGTGGTGAACGATCACAGGAGGTGGATCGGTCGGTTGCGTTGCGTGCCAGTCCGCTTCAGCCTTGTCGAGCTTGCCTGGGAGTAGCAGCTCAAACCACCACTCCCGCACAGCTTGCTCCCAAGTTTTGCCTAGAGCTTTTTTCCCTTGATGGCGCGGAGGGCGTGGAACACCAGCTGGATGATGCTGTTGTCCTTCAGTGGGGACAGAGCGATCAGCTCGGAAGCTGCTGCTACGCAAATCCAGAAGGCTGGATGATGGATGAAGTCCATGGGAAATAGGAACCCTGTAGGAAGTTTAGCTGTAGTAGAGAAGAGTTCCGGCGCACGTAATAGTCTCCGCCGCTACATTCCAGGTAGCGACTGCTTGGTATGGACCATCGCATTGAGGATGGCGAATACTTAAACAAGAAGGAAGCAAAAGCAAGATTTAGGCAATCAATCCTTAACCATTGGAATAATTCCTGCGCCTATTGCGGGGTAGACCTAGGGCGATCTGCGACCTTGGACCATGTGCATCCCAAGTTCAGGGGCGGGCACACGCACCAGCAGAATTTGGTGGCCTGCTGTTTTGCGTGCAATATCTCGAAATCGGCGGAGGATTGGCTGGAGTGGTACAGGGACCAGCCTTTTTGGGAGCCGCATCGGGAGGATGCGATTATTGCGTGGATTACTGAGGGGCTTGTTGCTTAGGGTCCCAGCCCATGCCTTCGAGATACATCATTGCGATGTAGTGGTCTTCGGCGTAGCGGCAGACGCTACCCTTGCAGGCGCGGTAGTAAAGTTCGCCGCGCTCGTTCTCAAGCTGATCGAGGCTGAAACCGTTGCCGTAGTCGGTGGTGTGGACGACGCTCATCAGTTTTTAGCTTCCAGTTTTGTTACACGTTGTTCTACAACATTTAAGCGCGTGAAGGTTTCCTTTCGGTCTTCTTTGATGTCTGTGTGAAGTACCTCAAGTTGCGTGGCTATGTGTTCCACTGCACTGGTGAGGCGGATTACAGCGTCGCGTGCTTCGTCGCTGCGTCTGCTGAAGCCCATTGCGCCCATAGCCGCCACGGAAATTGATGCGCCAGCGATGGCGGCTACAACTTCAATCATGGCGGCAATAGCTACCTAAGTAGATTAGCGCCCTTGGCCGATAAGTTTTTTCTTGCCGCGCCGGCGTGGTCGGCTGTTTTGACCGAAACCCTGTCTGGTCGTTTTGGGGCGACCGGGTTGGTGCTCCAGTCGCCCGGTTCCGGTTTTTGCTTTGGTTGCCATCAGTTAACCCAAGGCAGACCTTGCCCGGTGACTGGTTGGCGCTGGAGATCCAGCTGCTGTTGCAGGGCGGCTTCGATCTCGGCAACCTTCTCGCCGGTGAGCTTGTGCTGCACCCATGCAACGGCGATCTCTGGGGTGAGATCCGCAAACGGGATCATCAGATCCGGGTCCGGTGCTTCAAGACCGATGGAGCCGTAGGCACTTGAGCTGTAGGTGCCATCGTGCGCCGAAACGGTGTAGTGGATCGTGGTGACAGCTCCATCAGCGAGCTGGCGGTCCATGTTGGCAATCGCCCAGGTAAACGTGGTGTCAGCCATTGGGATGGTGTTGATGGGGGAAGTTTAGGTGTGACGTGCAAATTCACCATGCAACGATTCTCGCAGAATCCGAACCGCCGCAGCACACTCGTCTTTGTCTTTGAAGTAACCAGCGCGATATAGCTTGCCCTTATGCCAAACCTGCCCTGCCCAGCGCTTGTGAGCTTTGATCCAGCTAACACCCTTGATCCCTGAAGTGCTGTCTTTCCGAAGTTTGGTGTTGCGCTGATTTTGCGAGACTGTGATTGGGCGCAAGTTTTCGATGCGGTTATTGAGCTGGTTCCCGTCAATGTGATCCAGCATTGGCACGGGTTCTTTGCCGTGCATAATCCAGATCAAACGATGAGCCATGCGCTGCTTGCCGTTAATGACGATCAGCACATAGCCGCGATTGCCGATGCAGCCAGCTGCTTCGCCAGCCCGTGCTTTGCCACGGTTGACTTTCCAGAACAGCTTGCCGTCCCGGTAGTCAAGCAGCGTGTGGAGGAACTCGCTTGTTAGTTCAGCGTCGCTAGGCACAGATCCTGTTCGTGTGACAGGACTAGTCTAGTGACCCTAGCCCAGCAGTTGCCGAGCTAGGGAGACTTTCGAGTAGGACTTAGATGCCTGCCGCAGTTAAACGAGCCTTCAGGCTTTCAATCTCAGCCAACGCTTCCTGCAACGCAGCAGTCAGCAACGGCACAAGCTTGGACTGGTCGATGCCTTGGTAGACAGGATTGCCGTCGTCGTCCACTTCATCCTTGGTGCCAGTGACACACTCAGGGACAACGGCTTGCGCTTCGTGGGCGATGAAACCATCAACCGTTTTATCAGGGTCCGCGATGAAATTGAAGCGGCAGGGAGTGAGCTGCTTAACGCGATCAGCGGCACCTGCCAGAGGAGAGATGTTTTCCTTGAGGCGGTAGTCAGATGAGGTGTTGTAGGCGGTAGCGGTAGTGGTTAGTGAAATGTTTCCAACATCTGTAGTTGTTTTGTAAAAACGAACAACAGCCCCATCAGTGCCTCCTCGTGCTAGGGACATAGTGGGGAAATTATCGAGACCCCTGGCTGAAATGCGTCCATCATCACGTAGCGAGATAGCACTTGCGGTGCCGTTTATAGCTGGATCCGCATCAGTACTGGATACCATGACATTTCCAGCACTGCTAATCCTCATCCGCTCCGTCGGGCTGCTCGCTCCGTCGGCAGTAGTGGAGAACACTAATCTCGACGGAAGATCACCAGCTCCAGGCGTCCCATCAACTTGTCCAGCAATCTGAGCGCCAATAGCGTCAAGATTTACGCCATCGTCTCCACAGAAACGAATGGAGCCCATTGTGTCTCCTTCGCTAACGATGGTTCGACTGCCGATAGCTGTGTTTCTTGATTTAGCAAGGGCTAGGGTTGCGCCAGATGCATTGTTGCTTCCGCGAATAATTGAAAGCTGTGGAGCACTACCAAAGATTTGTTGATTGGCTTCAAGAGAAGCAACGCTAACGCTCGAAGACGTGCCAACTAACAACCTGCCGGAGCTGTCGATGCGGGCGGCTTCTCCGCCATTGGTATAAAAACGCATGTAGTCGCCATTATGGTCATAGAGAATTTGGCCCTTAACAGCACCATCAGTGAAGTTTATGAAGCCATTATCAGTAATAGAACCAGATCTAATTGTGACCCCTGTATTAGATGCACTAGAAACTTCTAGTGCGCTGCCAGGACTCGTAGTGCCAATCCCTACGCGGCCTGTGGCGTGATCAATACAGAGATTGTCTGTGGTATTTCCATTAAACGTTAAAACGCCTGAAGTTCCAAGGCTTCTATCGTTTTGGATAAGAAATTCGCCATTGGTTGTTTTTAATACAAGTTGGGCATCGTCACTTGTGGCAGTGCCAGTAGCTTCAATAAGAAGTTTTGGATCACCTGTGGCTGCTAAATGTAGGATTGACTGAGGGTTACTAGTCCCCAGACCTAGGCGGCCACTGGAGTCAATGCGAGCCACTTCACTTGTATCAATCTTGACAATCAGCGGCTCCGTAGATGCAGCAGAGGTCAGAGTTGTTATGCCTGTATAGGAAATCCTTTGCCTTTCTACTAGCGTGCCGCTGCCATTATCTGTCTTGAACGAAAGAGCAGATACATTGCCGTTGCTGAATTGCTGGACAGCATCAATGGCTACACGAGTTCTTGCTCCGTTGGTGGTATCTGCGGAGTAGAAGGCAAGACGTGCCCACGGATTAGTCGTATTCCAGTCATTTGCGTCTGTCGTCGAGCTTATAAAAAACTCAGTCGGCGAAAGAGTTGCAGAGCCGGTCGCCTTGGAGACCTCAACTTTACCAGTGCTATCAACAAACAACCGCCCAGTGCCATTAGTCGAGATGGCTACTTGGTCTGCGCCGGGGGAGTAGACGCCGGAATTGACGTCCGCGCCGAAGATCAGCGATGGCGTTGCAGCACTGCCCGCAGGCAAATCCACTACCTGATTGCTGGTCCAGGCGTCGGTGGTATCACTCCAGGTGATTGTCTTATCGGTGGCACCTTTCAGCGTGATGCCGCCGCCGTCTGCTGTGGTGTCAGTCGGGGTGGTTACATCCGCAAGGATGATGTTCTTGTCTTCGACGACAAGGTTCTGTGTGTTGATGTTGGTGGTGGTGCCGTTGACGGTCAGATCACCAGCGATGGTGACTGCCGAATCAAAGGTCGCAGCGCCGGTCACGTCTAGCGTGCCAGGTACGTCTACGTTGTCGGTCCACTCAACACCAGTGCCAGCAGCATCGGTCTGCAGCAGTTGACGCGCTGCACCATCCGCCAGCTTGCTTACGGCAATCTCGGCAGACGCGGAAATATCTCCATTGACGATGGTGCCATCGGCAATCATCGTGCTGGTGACGGTGCCCGTGTCGCCAGTCGTGATGATGGTGCCTGAGACGTTGGGCAGGTTGATCGTGCGATCAGCAGTCGGGTTCACCACGCCCAGCGTGGTCTCGAAGTTGTCGGCGCTGCTGCCTTCAAACGTCAGCGTGCCAGTCGTGCCGATCTCCAGATTCCCTGTAACCGTGCCGCCAGAGACGACGAACGGGAAGTAAGCCAGGCTGTTCCAGGCTGTGCTGCCGTTGCCGACCTTCAGCTTCTTGGTGTCGGTTTCGAGTGCCAGCTCGTTGTTGAGCAGGACAGGGTTGACGGACGACCAGTTGGCGGCTGTATCAGCGCGAAGCTGCAGTTTGACTTGGACTGTTGTGGGAGTCGTCATTGACCTGCGCCGCCGCCGTTCAGATAAAGGACTGAGGTAGGAGTTGCATCCTCCCCATCAAGGATAAATGGGGCGTAACCGTTAAAGGCAAACGAGGTAAATGCAGTCGTGGCTGGTGCTGTTGCCCCGCCGCCGTTGAGGATGTAAAGCAGGATTGCACCAAGGGCGACGCGCAGCTGCACGGTTGCGTTGTAGTACAACCCTTGGTGGTCTTCCTGCGGCGGTGCGGCGTAGCGGTACAGGGCGTTGGCGTCTACAGCAGTCAGACCGCCCCAGATGGACGCGGGAACGCCGAAGTAACCGTGGGTGCCGGATTGCTCGTAAAAATGGCTGCGGAGGCTGTCGATTTGTGCCTGCGACAGTCCGACGTAGTTGATGTTGAGCGTGTGACCGCTGACGCGCTGGCTGTGGCGGAAGCGAACTGGTACGCGATCCTGCGTTGCCGTCTCGCTGACGTTCAGCTGCCCCAGGTCAAAGCTGATCGAGTTGGGGATTAGCGCGGGATAGTCAGCCATCGTTAGAAGACGTAGCCGGGAGTACTAGCCCACTGGGGTGTGGCTTCTAGTTCCACGGTAGTTGTGACAACGCCGGGGCTGTAATCAGTCTGCGGCGCGGAAACGTAGGTCCAGAGGTAGTTTGTTGGGACTGTGATGCTGGAGCCAAGCAGTGTGGTGTTTGTGTCGAGATCGAACGGCGAGAAGTTGCCGTGGTTCATGTAATGGCTAACGATGGCGTAGTGATCTGTAGTTGATAGCCCGGTGAAGGTAAGGCGCAGGGTGTAAGCGGTGGAGGCGTTGGTGTGGAGCACACTGAGTTCGTCGCCGTCTAGCGTGCCAATCGGTGTGGCAGCTTTCTGACCTGGAATGAAGGTCCGGGCGTTCGGATTTAGAGCGGGGAAAGTGGCCATGATTAGTTTATTGGGCTCAGCTGCTGGCCAGGAACTGTCGGGTTAGCTGGATCAAGCTCATATACTTCAACCAGCCCGATCGCGTATCCGGTGCAAATCGTAAACCCGTAAATACTTTGATCAGTGTTGCTATATTTAACCCACATTTCTCCGCCGCCCGTTGAGCAGGAAGGCGTCAGTTTCTGATAGATGTTTAACGGTTCATTGGTGTAAAAATCCCTGATTGGATTCATGGTCAGAGGCAGTAAAACTCTATATGCGCCCGTTGTCGTTTGGTAGATGCTCGACTTATCAGATGGGGCCAGCTCAGGCGTTGTCCCACCGGGTAGCTCTGTTCCATAACCGTCCGGCGAACCAGGATCAACACAGCGATGCGTGAACTCAAACGCAGTTGCAGTATCAAATAAATACTCGTTGAATAGTTCAAAGCGCACTTCACAGTCGCCTACGATAGAAGTACCGACTGCCACTGGCTCTTCTTGCAGCCTGATGCCAGTGTTGTAGTTAATCGCGTACATCTTTACCTCAGCTGGGCAGCAAGGCGGGGTGTAACCCACTTCATCTCCAGGCAAAAGGGGACGGGTTGCAGGAACGCCAGCTGGATAGCTGATTGTGCCGGTTCCACCGGGTGTGTCAGTGTCAAACGGGTCGTTCGCGTTATTACCTGTCGGACTTCCGCTAGGCGGGAATCCAGTTGTAGGCGTACCGCCTGGGAATACGGGGCGATCTGTGGGTGTACCTTCTGCAGCAGGTTGCGGCAGATCCACGTCGGTGTCGGGCTCGTCAGGATTATTCTCGCCCACATCATCAGGAATAGGATCATCATTCCCTTCGTTGTCTGGATCGTCGCAGGTGTAATCGTTGCGTCCCACGTCGTACAGATACCCTGTACCTTCTGCACCAGCGACGTACAAAGCGAGGATGCTTCGTCCCTGCGAATCAATCGGGAAGTGCATTAGGTCCAGCTCGACCACGCCGGATACGGTCTTGTTGATCTTTTCGACTTCGTACAGATAATCGTGGAAGGTGACAAGACCTGGATCTGTTTCGCGGCGCAGCTGCACGCGCACAATGTCGCCTAGCACCAGCGTTGTGTTGAACGAATCGGGCTTGACCTTGATGCGCAGCGAGTGGGTGACGTACTTGCGTCGGGCGACTTCATAGGCACCAACTTTTACCGCGTGGTCTTCCCAAGTGCAGAACTGACTCATGTCGAACTGCTCGTATGGTCCGTCTACCGCTTCGCCGTCGATGCGAACTTCAGTGGTGCGGATGAAGCCAATGTCGTTCGGTGGCTGCTGGCGCCAGATCATCTGGGCGCAGATCGGCTTGCGCTCAGTCAGCGGGATGTACTCGATTTGAAACCCATCAGGCAGCAAGTGCTCTTCCGTGAATCCATAGACCCAGCTGATGACGCCAGTGTTAATGGTGTAGTTGGCATTGATTGGTAAACGCGGGCGGAATCCCTTTTTGCCGTTCTTGTCGCTGACGCGCAGCAGGAAAAATCCTGCCATCCGCTGCATCCAGTCTTCGAGGTTGCTGGATTCTGCGATTACACCGTCCCAGTAGAACTTGTTGGTGGCGGTGAAATTGGCGGCGAGCGTCATCGCCGTCGTGTCGATCAACAGCTCTGGGACGCGGCTTGTTTTGCGGATCAGGTAGATCGCCAAATCCAGCATGTTGTTGCTGGAATCAGTGGTGCCTTCGATCAGACGCGGAACCTTGATGCCGTTGCGGACGAAGACGTGAACTTGACGGTTCCAGGTATCGTCACCCTCTAAGTAGGTGTTCTGATACCAGAGGGTTGTCATGTCCTCGTATGTGCCATCGTTCGTGCCGCAGTAATTAGGGCATGTCCAAATGGTCGGATAGTCGATATAGTTCCCCGGCGCGTACAAAGCGCCTGCATTGGCGCCGTAGTACACAACTGCTGTGCCTTTTTTGCAGGCACGTTGGTAAACATCTTCAACGCGAATCTGCCCTAACTCGCCTTGGCTGAGCACCATATTCATGGTGACAACTAGCGTTGTCGGATTAGCGCCGAAACCGTCTTCGTAGCGGGCTTTTGTTGCTCCAGGGCTAATAAATACGCCGCCGTGATCTTCTGCCGTACCGACTACATCGACATATTTACCGAACACAATCGGCACTGGTTGTCCCAGTTCAATCGCCCGCTGCTGGCTATCAAGGTTGCTGGCGCTATTGCCTTCTGCGGCTTTCTTGTCGAGCGGCGGCTTCAGTAGACCTGTCTGGTACGGCAGAAGCTGCAGTGGATCGCTGATGCGGAGCTTGATTGTCATAGTTTGATTGGATTGCCGACCAGACGTGAGCTAAACGAACGCGGCGGCACCTGTGCTCCAACTGGTGCAAGGCTAGAGCCAATACTCACATCCAGCTCGGTGAACGAGCCGCCGATGCCGATGACTTCGCCGATAAACGTGCCAATCAGAAGCTGCCCGGACTGCGGCACTGCCTGTGAGAGGCGGCTGTCGAACTCGTACATCTTCAGCTCGCACAGCCAATTATTGTCCAGCGCGTTTTGCAGGGCGTTGACGGCGATGTACGTTGCCGGGATCGTGACGGTGATGCCAGCCTCAGCCTGAGTTGCTGTGCCGACCATCGCGTTCAACACAAACGGGTGGTAGTTCCAGGATGCGGTTTCCCAGGTGACGGTTTGATTGAAGTAGAAGTTCTGCCACCTGTAATAGGTGGTGGATTCGTTGAACAGGCGGAGGTATTGGGATTGGGCGCGGTTTGCCATCAGTTCACACCCTGGAAGCGGCGACCGCCTGTGCTGCGTGCGTTGTTAAACACCGTAGCAGCGAAGTCCTGCAGGATGTTCTCCAGATCGCCAAGGCGGACATATTTTTCGCCGTTTTCTTGCTGGAGCACAGGTCCGGTCTGCAGGTTGATCGTGGGCAGCGTGTCGATGATGGCTGTGCCAGGACCGCCGCCCGGTTGCATTGAGAGACCGCCGGCCAGTGGGGCGGTAAGTGGGATTGGCGCTGAGGCAGGCGTGGCACTCGGTGCGGATGTTGTGGCTGCGACCTTCGCTGCAGATGGGCTGATACCGAGTGTGCGACTTAAAAAATATGGAATTGCCATGTTGACAGCCGAAAGAGCGTCGGCAAAATTTTGTAACTCTTGCTCTGCACGTTTCCCACTTTGCTTACTAGCAAGCTGTTGTTCTAAACGCTGTATTGCAAGTATTTCACGTCGAGCTTTGTCGAGTTCTGCATTACCTGCAAAAACATCACCCGCACGACTAAGGTTGCTAGCTCGCACTTCTGCGGCAGCCCAAATATCTAAAGCTTTTTTACGTAGGCCTTCGTTTTGAATATCCATAGCACCACCAGAAGCGGCAAATGGAGCACCTTGCGTAGTCCTACCAAGAGCGCCGGAGACACTGCTTATTGCGCCAGCTGCGCGTTCCATGCTTCCGGCAAACTGGCCGGCGGACTGCGCAGCACCAGTCGTTTCTTTCTTCAGTTTTGCGGCGTCAACGGCTGCCTTGAAGACAGCATCGGCTGCCTTCCATTGCCACTTAGCAACTTGTCCGGCGGTGTTGAGGTTGTCCTTAGCAATACGAAGGGCAGATTCTTGTGCGCGAAGGGCGTCAAAGTGGGCGCGTGTAACGACGCCCTCAGCTTGGGCAATCGCTACGACAGCTTTGAGCTCTTCGTACTTGAGTTGGACGGTGCGGTAGGCAGCGTCGGCACGCGCCAGTTCGGCTTGGATGTTGGCGCGAGTTGCCTCAAGCTGAACGCGAGCGTTTTCAACTTCTAGTTTGTAGATCCGGTTGATGATTACTTCGCGTTCTTTTGCTGTTGTGACCCGTTCCAGTTCGCGCTCTAGACCTTGAATCTCGATGTTGTTTAGTGTTTGAGTTGCTTGGCTTATAGCGTTAATTAGCGTGGCACGATTGTTGAGTGCATTGGTTTGTTCTTCAATTTTGCGTGTAGCTTCCGCATTTATGCGAGCGTAGTCTTCGGCGTAGGCGTTGACAATGGCTTGGCGGCGTTCAATGTCCGCCATATATGCAGCAGATTGCGCTTGTGCTGCGGCACTCTGATTTGTGTAATACGCAATCTGTTCGGTTGTAGATAGATTTTGGCGGGCTACAACCGCCTGCTCCATCACGGCTTGGAGTTCTGCGCGGCGTTCGCCAGTAAGTTTTCCTGCTGCATCTAACTGCCGCATTTCTGCTGCAGCGGCAGCAGCTTTTGCTTCTGCCCGTTGAAGCTCCAGCTGTGCGTTTTGTACGTTTAGACGCTGTTGGCTTTGAGTGAGTGCTAACTCTAGTTGCGCGGATTGTGTTTTCTTTTGTGCGATTGTGTTGATGATTGTGGTCTGTTGATTTAGGGAGGTTGTAAGCTCCTGCTGTTTATTAAGTACGGAAATATCCGTCTGCAGTTGCTTGGACGAGAGTTGCAGGCGGGTATCGGTGAGCTTTGTTAGTTGGGCTTGGATCGCGGCTTGACGCTCCAGTGAGGCGAGCTGAGTTGCTTCTGTAGCCCGGAAGTTATTGTTCTGCGCAGCAGCTTGCGGCTGTGCAAATTCTGTCGCCATAGCGGCGACTTGACGACGCTTAGCGGCCTCGTTAAAGATATTGGCACCTTTTAGTATTTCTTGTTCACGGCGCTTAAATTCTTTTTGTCTTTCAGGTGATAGTCCTTTGAAGATTTCTTCTTGGCGCATAGCTTCTTTATTGGCATCTGCCCCTGCTCTAACAATGTTGGCCACCCACTCAATAAGCCCTGCCAGTGGCCCCGCCAAGGCAGCTTGAATCTGCAGGTTTAGCTCGCTCCAAGCTCTATTTAGTCGGTCGGACGCTTTTGTTAGTTCAAGAAGGTTATCGGATCCTTGGCGTCCTACGACTTCGTTGTAGCGACGTTGGATAGCTGTCGTAGCTTCGATAAATTGTCCTGATTCGATTAAGCGTTCGACGTACTTATCTTGGGAACTTGAAGCAAGCAGCGCTCTATCTTTGATGACATTGAAATTATCTATTGGTTTTTGCAGGGCTGTTCCAGCCTGATTTGCAGCTACACCTAGCTGCTCTAGCTGACCGAAGATTGCGGAGCCAAGGATCTGGCCGCCGAAGCCTGTACCGACAAAAGAACCGAGCAGGCCGCCTAGGACTTGACCGGGACCGCCGCCGAATAGCAGTGGGAAGCCTGCGCCAAGGGCGAGGTTTT